CCTTCATTTTTAGTAAAAGGGGTTGGGGGAATAAATATAACTCAAACAGCAGTTGCTCTTAACCACATCAACGTTCAACGTTATGTAAAAGGAAAAACTGTTTGGGGGGCAATTTCAATGACTTTATATGAATCAATAACTCCTTCTGGAGCACAAGCTGTAATGGAATGGATACGTTTAGGTCACGAATCTGTAACTGGTAGAGATGGCTATTCTGATTTTTATAAAAAAGATTTAACTTTTAATGTACTTGGTCCTGTTGGAGATATAGTTTCAGAATGGATAATCAAAGGAGCAGTAGTTACAAGTGCTAACTTTGGTGATTATAACTGGGATGATGATGGAACAATAGTAAATATTGCTTTAGAAGTACAACCAGATTATTGCATCTTAAATTACTAAAAACAAAACAACAAAATTAAAAAAAGCTCCAAAGAAATTTGGAGCTTTCATTTTCTTTTGATATATTAAGGGCTATGAAAAAATTATTAATATTTATTTTATTGACCCATATAGGATATGGCCAATATTGCCCTTTATTAGGACCAGATCAATTATTACCTTGTGGTGTAAATTCAACTACATTAACCGCAGATTTAAGTCAATGTAGTGCAGGCAGTAACCCCAATCAAACAACAAATTATAGCGTTGCTAACATACCATATGTAGCTCAAACCAATACTGGAACACAGGTCTTTTTAGGTGATGATGCCGTATCTCAGTTACAAAACATAGGGTTTACTTTTTGCTTTTTTGGAAACACATACACACAGTTCTATATTGGATCTAATGGATGGATTGGTTTTTCAGGTGGCCAGCCAGCAACCTTTGCATCGGTTGCAATTCCTAATGGTGGGTTAAATGTTCCAAAGAATTGCATTATGGGTCCTTGGCAAGACTGGCATCCTGGAATTGGTGGTCAAATAAGATATCAAACTAGTGGTGTTGCACCTTGTAGAAAATTAACTGTTAGTTGGATTGGTGTTCCTATGTACTCGTGTACTAATTTACAAGGGAATTTTCATATTGTCATTTATGAATCAACAAATGTAATTGAAAATCATATACAGAACAAACCAAATTGTCCTAATTGGGCTTTAGGAACGGCAGTTCAAGGAATCCATAACCAACCAGGAACTATTGGTATTACAGTTCCGGGAAGAAACTCTACAGCTTGGACAACATCAAATAATTCATATCGTTATACCCCAAATGGTCCTGTAGTTACACATACATTAACTTGGTATCAAGTAGGTAATCTAATTCCAATTGCAACCGGAGTTGCTACAATTACTGTAACACCACCTGCTGGAGGTGCAAATTATACTTGTCATTTAGTTTACCCAACGTGTAATGCAGGATGGTCTACATGTAATCTCGGTTCAGGGCTAGGACCTGATACTGTATTTGTTGCTCCTGGTCCACCAAATTTAAATCCACTTACAGTTATCACAACGGATCCAATATGTAATGGATATTGTGATGGTACTATAGTTGTTGCCCCAACAAATGGTACTGCTCCTTATACTTATGTTTGGAGCCCTAATGCAAATGGAACCCCTATTTTATCGGGCTGTTGTGATGGAACATATTCTGTATTAGTAACAGATGTTAATGGATGTACAATCTCAGCAACTGCTACTATTACTGATCCTCCAATAGTTACTACAGGTCCTATTACATTTAACGATACAATTTGCTTCAATTCTCCAAGTGAACAATATTCTGTTCCTATTCAACTAGGACATACATTTAATTGGAGTACAGTAGGTAATATATCTTCAGGTCAAGGTACTAATACAATTGATGTGGATTGGAATGGAATCAGTAATGGGTTTATCCCTGGAGGAGTACAAGTTACAGCATATAATGCTGTTGGTTGTAGTAGCTTACCCGTATCAATTGACGTATATATTTTAAATGTGCTACCTGTTATTACTCCGGTAGGACCATTTTGTTCATACGATGAATTCGTTGTTTTAGCGGCTTTACCTGCGGGAGGAACATTTGCTGGAACTGGGGTAGTAAATAATGATTTTTATCCTACAATGGCTAATAATGTTTCAAACACAATAACTTATACTTATATTCAAAGTGGATGTACTTTTGATACTTTAACAAATATTGATGTGTATCTAAGACCAATGATTACCCCTATTACACCATCAAACAGTTTCTTTGAATTATGTGAAGGAGATTCTATAACAGAAACATATACTATAACATGGATAGACCTAGGATACAATGTGTGGACATTACTTGGACAAACAACCCAACAAGATAATTTACAAGTAACCTGGGATACCCCAGGAATGTTTGATATTTCAGTAGTACATTGGGCTAATGGATGTGTATCTTTTCCACAAACTACTACAATAACAATTTCTAGATGTCCGGAAATGTTATATTATATTCCTAATACATTTACACCTGATGGAGATGAACACAATAATAGTTGGACTCCAATATTTACTTCAGGTTTTGATCCATTTGACTTTCATCTAACACTTTATAATCGATGGGGCGAAGTAATATTTGAAAGTTTTAATTCTTCCGATTCTTGGGATGGAACATACAATAACAAACCTGTTCAATCTGGAGTTTATACTTGGTTTATTCAATATGGAGATAAAAACAACGATAAAGAATCAATAATTAAAGGAAATGTTACTATAGTTAGATAATATAATATTTATAATAGTATGAAACTAGACCGATTACATAAATTAATAAAAGAAGAATTAAGTAAAAAACTTAATGAAGAATACCAAGACAAATATAAAATGATTGGTATGCTGATCACTAATATTGATCTCCGACCACAAAAAGAAATATACTCAGACATTCGTTCAATCCCAGGGATTACAGTTATATCTTCTAAAGAACCTTTAGAATTTAATCAACAAAATCAATCAAAATTCCAAGCTATAATGACTGTAAAAGTAGATGGTCATCCTTGGATTACAAAAGGAGGTTTTAGTCGAGAAAAAATGTTAGAAATACGCAAAGAAATATTAAAAGTAAAAGGAGTTTTATCATTTAACGTAAATCCTGATAATATTACTCCTCTTTAATATATGTATATAGAACAAATAAGTTATAACAAATAAAAATTATGGAAGAATCAAAATTTAAATTACCAACAGAAACTATTGAATTACCCTCAAAAGGTTTACTTTATCCCGAAGATTCTGAATTAGCAAGAGGCACTATTGAAATGAAATATATGACCGCTAAGGAAGAGGATATTTTAACAAATCAATCATACATTAAAAATGGTACAGTTTTAGATAAATTAATGAAATCTTTAATTGTTTCAAAAATTAATTTTGATGAATTATTAATTGGCGATAAAAATGCTATTATGGTTTCAGCTCGTATTTTAGGATATGGTTCAGAGTATATATTTGATTATTTAGGAGAATCACATACTGTTGATTTATCTACTATAGAAAATAAACCACTTAAGGAAGAATTATTTGCAAATCGTGTAAATGAATTTGAATTTATTTTACCACACTCAAAAAACACAGTTACATTTAAACTTTTAACACATAAAGATGAACAAGATATTGGTCGTGAGTTAGAAGGACTTAAAAAAATAAATAAAGAATCTTCAACTGATCTTTCAACACGTTTAAAATATTTAATTACTTCTGTGGAGGGAAGTAGGGAAAAAAAAGACATTCGAGAATTTGTAGAAAATTATTTCTTAGCTAAAGACTCACGAGCACTAAGAGAATATATTAAAGAAATTCAACCAGACGTTGATTTAACTTTTTTTCCCGACAACGGGGGCGACAGAATTAACATCCCAATTGGGGTTAGCTTTTTTTGGCCTGACATCTGATAATATTGCTCCTTCTAGAGCATCTTTATTTTCTCAAATACATCAAATAGTTTTTCACGGAAACGGAGGATATGATTGGCATACTGTTTACAATATGCCAATTTGGCTTCGCCGTTTTACTTTTAATGAAATTAAAAAACATTTTGAAGAGGAAAATAAAGCTATACAAAAACAATCTAGCGGAAAAAATCCAAATACAAAAACTTTAATTGATTCAGATGGTAAAGTTAAACTTCCAAATTTACTTCAAAAACCCACTAATAATAAAAAACCTGTTAAATACGGTTAAAAATGTTAATATTTAATATTTATAACAAAATATTTTAAATGGCTGA